TACATGCCACACCCTAACCCCATGATATCGCTAGCCTTATCTTACTTTACGAGAACAAGATAACTAGTGAAGTATAACATATTGATTATATTTATTTTCTTGGCCGTCCCCTGCCGCTCCCCAGCAGGATGTATATGTTAGGTGCTAAGGGGTTGAATGTATTGGCCTCTGCGAGTTTCTGGGGTCCCAGCCCCGATTTTCGTTTCGGTTTCAATTTGAAAACAGTGGCGCGAGTAGAAGCGGCGGCATCTATCCTCCCATATAAAAATCCCCAACCTTTAACTAAACACAGTTATGACTGACAAAACGGATATCCCTACCCAAGAAAGTGATTCTGCGATTGAGCCAGAGGTTGTGGTTGAGACTGGTGTTGAGCAAAAAAATTTATCGCCCAAAGTTTACTCTATGCCACCTCCGAGGGAGCAGCGGCGCAAGGATTACAGCAATCAGGTGTATGTTAAGGACCCTGAGATTATGGGGGCTGTGGAGCGGTTAGCGCGGCTGGGCTTGAGTAAAAGTGCGGTGAGTATTGCCTGTAGGATTACCCCAGCGCAGTTAACGGCGCACTACCTGGAGGAGTATGGGAAGGGCCAAGCGGGGATGCAGGAGGTTGTTGCTAGGGGGTTAATGGACCAGGCCATGGCGGGAAATCCGCAGGTGTTGATGTACTTGGGTAAGTCTAAACTGGGTTGGACTGAAGCGAATGTGGTTGAGCATGTAGGGGAGATACGAGCGGTTGTTAGTGCCAAGCCGCTTAGCCGAGAAGAGTTTGAGCAGCGTTATTTGAGGAAGGATGACGATGGAGAGCTTTGATTATCATCATTTGCGGGAGGAGTACCTTGGTAAGTTAAACATTCCCAGCCCTATTTTGTATTGGTTGGACGTTCGGGAGATAGCGCCGAAACCCTTTCGGGAGGTGTTGATTACAGGTCCTACGCAGAAGCATGCGGTCGCGTATTTGGATAGCATGGACAAGTGTTGGGTGTCTGGCGAGCAGCGGATTGGGTTTAATGCTATGCCGCATTGGATGCATTTACCTAAAAGCCCGTTTTATGAAGAAGCGCAAAAGCGTTAGGTTGGCGGTGCCTGTTGATGTGTTTTACCGCTGTCCCAAGTGTAATTGGGTAGGGTATTGTGTAACGGATAGGTTTTACCTGCAGTGTGGCCAATGCAAGAGGGTATTTGGCTGGAGGGGTCGGGGTAGAACTGTGACTAAGGAGACATATGACAAGCGATACCAAGTTGGAATGGACTAGTGTTTGGGATGCCCTACCGGAGACGGATGAGGATATTATTTGGTGCAATCCGCATAGCGGGATTGTGATTGTAGCGCCGTACAATCGTTATTTTTGTGGTGAGTTAAGCGAGCAGTATTTTACGCATTGGATGGTTGTGCCTGAGATGCCGAAGGGGGAAGTATGAAAACACCTGAAGAGTTGGCAGAGGAGTTGGCAGAGGAGTTGGCAGAGGAGTTTAGTAATTTCTTTACTGATGAACCTCGCAAAACGATGGCTAAAAACAGTTGCGGGACTGGCTACGAAGCCGCACAGGAACAAGCTACTGAAAACTCTGCGAGCATTACACTTAAAGACATTCTTGGCATGACTATAGAAGAATATCTATTCAAACACAGCGAAGAGATTGCAGAAGAAGTGCTAAACAATAATCCACTACTAAAGGCTTTAAAAGATGAGCAAGACACCTGAAGAGTTGGCAGAAGAGTATTTACGATATGAGAACGAGTCTCACTATTGGGCTAAACATGCTTTTCTCGCTGGCTACCAAGCCGCAGCAACGGAATACCAAGAAAAACTAAATCAGATTAGGTTAGACCGTCCTGCGTTCAAAAAGCATGAAATAGAAAACCTTTTAAGCCAAGCTAATTCAGATGGTTTTAAGCGAGGATATGAGCAAGGTAAAATTGTTCAAAGCGAATGGATTAGCGTTAAGGATAAGCTGCCAGATAGTACGCCAATGGTATTAGCTATGTGCATTAATGGTTACGAGCTGGCTTATTATGGCAATTACGGCAAAGGACAATGGACTAATACGTTAGGCACTGAACATCTTAATGTCACCCACTGGATGCCGCTACCTGCGCCGCCGAAGGAGGAAGAATGAAAACATTTGAGCAGTTTTCGGCAGATTTTATTGCTGGCTTACAACCCGCAGCGCCGCAGTGGATTAGCGTTAAGGAGCGGCTGCCGCCACCGCAAGCAAACGTTTTATGGTGGAATGAAACAGCGGATCAAGCAGGAGTTTCTAGCTATAAATATATGTCGCATTGCAATGACACCATGATTGAGTGGGGAGACGCTGGTAATATTTCAATAAAAAACTTCACCCACTGGATGCCGCTGCCTAAGCCACCGGAAGATGCTAAGGAGTAGTTGCGGCTGGTTGTCTAGTGGTGGGCGTTTTTGCTGTTTCCTGCCCCGGTAGGCATTTGTTGAAAACTGAAGATTAACAGCGTCAAGTTTCGGACAGCCGCACAATGAAAACGCAAGCTCAATTCATTCAGGCGTTGCAAGAGTCTCAAACATACGTCAATGCGGTAGCGTCGTGGATGGCAATGCATGATTGTGATGTAGTTATTAAGCCCACCTTAATAGCTCCTAGCACAGAAGTTAGGCATGAATACATTGACAGCGGCGACATTGAGATACGCCAGCGGGTGGAAGTAAAGCATATAAGTATTGGGTTTACTTGTGCAGAGGATTTTCCCTATTCAACTATTATCGTTGATGAAGTGCATAAGGTAGATCGTATTCCAAGGGGTCAACTTTGGGGGTATGTCATAGTAAATGAGGCGGGCACGCATGTTTGTTGTCTGCGTGCGGATACCAAGGGGCGATGGACCATTCAACGTAGGCATGACAAGAAAGAAGGAGCAGAACGCGCATTTTATGTGTGCCCGGTAGCAATTGGGATGTTTTGTGCTTTGCCTGCAAAAGTAATCAATGAGCATTGATGAGCGGGTTATCTGGAGTCCTCAGCCAGGCCCACAGGAGATGCTGGTTAATTGCCCTATTACTCTCATCGGCTACGGCGGGGCCAGAGGCGGGGGCAAAACCGATGGGGTGTTAGGTAAGATTGCCGTGGACCAGGAGAGGTACGGCGAGAACTTTAACGCTATTTTCTTCCGTAAAGAACTACCTCAAGCCGATGACTTAATAGAACGAGCCAAGCAGATTTACCTTCCGCTTAGGGCGCACTGGCAGGACCAAAAGAAGCAGTTTACGTTTCCCAATGGGGCGCGGTTACGGTTTAGACCGCTAGGCGATGATGGGGATGCCGAGAAGTACCAAGGGCAAAACCTAAGCATGGCTTGTGTGGAGGAAGCTGGAAACTTTGCGGATCCAAGTCCTATTTATAAGCTCTTTGGAGCTTTGCGCGGTAAGGGTAATCCACAGGTCATTCTTACGTTCAATCCTGGCGGTGTAGGGCATCACTGGCTAAAGGAGTTGTTCATTAGACCAGCCCCAGCGGGTAAGAAGGTTTTGACCAAGACCTTACCCAACAATGATGCGTTTCAGTACATCTACATCCCCTCAAAAATAGCTGACAATCAAATACTGTTGGCGCAGGATCCCGGTTATGTCAGCCGGCTACATATGGTGGGTAGTCCTGAGCTAGTCCGGGCATGGTTGGAGGGGGATTGGGAGATACATGAAGGGTCTTACTTTCCAGAGTTTAGTAGCCGCCATATCGTCCCTGCTTTTAATATCCCTAAGCATTGGCCTCGTTATCTCGGTTATGATTGGGGCTACCGTAGTCCTTTTGCCGCTGTGTGGGGGGCTGTTAGTAGCGGACGCGATGACAAAGGCAATGAGGTCCCTTACCCAAAAGGGGCTATGGTCATCTACCGGGAGATGCACGGTAAGGGAGTTGATAACGTTACCCAAGCCACCCGAATTGCAGCCGCTTCAATTGGTGAAACCGTCCACGCCGCAGCCGATCCAAGCATTTTCAATACCCAAGGAGGACCAAGCATAGCTGACCAATTTCATGCTGTGTTTGCAAAATACAAGCACCCTAGCTTTAGACATGCCGACAATGACAGGCAGTCCGGGTGGTCCCAGATCAGACAACGGTTGGTTGCAAAGCCAGCCTTGCTGTATATTACGACTCAGTGTCCCTATCTGCTTGAAACTTTACCGGCACTAGCAATTGATAAGCGGCATCCAGAGGATGCGGATTCTACAGGGGAGGATCATGCTTGTGATGCTTTACGGTATTTGTGCAAGGAACGGCTGATTGACAGCAGTTGGGAACAACCCGCTGAGATTATGAACAAGGGCATAGTAAAGTTGCAGGCATACATTGCCCAAGTTAGGGCCGAACAGACCAGAGCAAAAATATGAAAATAAAGCCATTAGTAGAACGATTTAGCGGCGCATACTGGAAGAGTGAGATCGGAAAGGCAGAGGAGCGCAGCAAGAAATTTGTTGAAATGGCGGAAGAGTCTATTCGTGTTTACAACGCGCAAAAGCAGGTTGGAATCCTAAATGATACTGAACGACGACTTAACAGTTGGTGGTATTGTGTTAATACTCTTTTGCCTGCTTACTATTCGTCCACCCCGAAAGCGGAAGTAGACCTTCGCAAGCGTGCTGGTGGAGTTATTGAGGAAATTAGTGCAGTCCTGCTTGAGCGAAACATTCAGTACAGTATGGATGTTTCCTTCCCTTTTGACGCCGTAGGTTACAATGCTGCTTTGCAGTTTCTACTTACTGGCCGCGCCGTTCTTTGGGCCAGGTATGACGCTGAGATTTACGATGAGACTATAGAAATTGCTTTGTTCCAAGCACCCGATGGCAGTCTGATTGATGACAAGGGCCAGCCGTTTACTGGCGATACTAGCCAAGCCAAGCCGGGTACGGGTGGGCTGGTAATTGTTCCAGTAACTACCCCAGCAAAGAATGAGGAATACGCTACCCTAGATGTGATTCAGTACAATGATTACCTCTGCAGTGATGGGCGCAACGAGATGGAGGTTGAGTGGCGTGCAAGGCGAGCTTTTCTAACTCGTCCTCAAGCAGAGGATATGTTTGGCTCGGACATTTCTGACGATCTAACCTACGATTCGTTTCCCGACCGTAACAAGAAAGATTGGAACCGGGATGATTCCAAGTATGAGGGGAAAGCCGAGCTATACGAGATTTGGTGTGAGGAGACTAAAAAGGTTTACTGGCTTCACAAGAATAGCGACAAGAGCGTAATTTACTCATCTGAGCCGCCCATTGATTTTGAGAACTTCTATCCCTGCAGCATTATAGCTCAAAGCACTGACCCTGACAGCGTTCTACCTGTTTCAGACTATGCCCATGTAAAGGATCAGATCCTTGAGGTTGAGCGGCTTACTACCCGTATTCATGCCGTTACTCAGGCAATTCGTACCAATTCAGTGTACGATGCAACGCTTGGTAACAGCATGGAACAGTTGATGCAGGGGGATCTGAAAATGATTCCGTTGATGAACTGGCCTAGCTACAAGAGCCGTGGCGGGTTAGCTGCTGGTGTTGATACGATGGATATCACGCCATATGTAAATGCACTGCAAACGTTGCAAGCGGCACGGGAAACTGCACTAAACCAGCTGTACGAAACCCTGAAGGTATCTGACCTTTTGCGCGGCACTAGCGAGCAATACAAGTCTGCTACTGCTAACCGCTTAGAGAACGCTTGGTCATCACTTGGTTTGATCGTTCGCCAAAACATGTTTGCCAAGTTTGTTAGTGATGGCATTGCCAGATTAGGCGAGATCATTGCGACTCAGTTTGAGCCGGAATTAATTTTTGAGGTTGGAGATGTGGACCGTTTGTTGGTTCCGCTATTGCCAGAACCGCAGCCTGCCCCAGAGCCTCCTCCCGCTCCAGAGGAAGGGATGCCGATGGAACAGGCCCCTCCAATGCCGCCGCCGCCACCGGATCCAGCTATTCTTATGGCTGGATTAAAGCAGCAGATCATTAACCTTTTCCGTAGCGATGATCGCCTGACGTACCGCATACAAATTGCAAGTGACAGCATGGTTGCAATAGACCAGATGCAGCAGCAAGTTGAGGGTGCACAAATGATGCAAACCTGCGGAGACTTTTTCAATCAAATGCGTGGGTTGATTGAACAGTACCCACCGTTGCTTGGGTTTGGCATTGAGTTGTTTCAAAACGTAATTAAACGTTTCAAGAGTGGAAAGGAACTAGATGGCATCTTTACCAAAGCATTTGCCCAAATCGGTGAAATCCTGCAAGCCCGCGAAGAAGCAGCTAAGCAACCGCCTCCCCCGGACCCAGTGCAGCAAGAAATGCAAGCTCGTATGCAAATCGCGCAAATGGAGTCTCAAGCACGTATTCAAGCTACTCAAATGCAAATGCAGGATGCTGCTCAAAAGAATCAGCTTGCGGCAGCCGATCAGCAAATGAAGATGCAACGGGCACAACTTGATGCCCAGCTTGCTATTCAGAAGCAGCAGTTTGACGAGTACATGGGCCAGCAGGAATTGGCCATTAAGCAGCAGGAAGTACAAATTAAGGGAAGCAATGTACAGGCTGACGTTCTGAAAATTCAGGCAATGACTGAATCGGAACAGGCCAAGCATAACATTCAGATGGAAGCTAACCGCATGAGCCAGATTTTGGATCTGCAAAAGCTAGAGCTTGAGCAAATGCGGATCAGAATGAGCGAGTCGGAAAAGTTGATGGAAGAGCGGCGTCTTTCTGCAGAAAATGAGATTGAGCGATTGCGCGTTTCTATGGAAACAATTCGCACTATGTCACAACCGCAAGCCACTACTGCAGCAACACCAAGCGAAAGCAAATACGGATAATATTGTTGCTGTTAGCTATGGATGATTATGAGTAAGTATAAATTGTTTCAATGGTGCCCCATTCAACTTAAGGTTGTTCCGATTGAGGAAGTACAGCGTCGGGTACAATCTAATGCGCGGGATTTGTTCATCCAGGATGAGATGGAACCAACCCGCAATCCACTAAACCCGAAGGAAATATACACAAGCAAAGCTAAACTGCGAGAAGCATACAAAGCTGCAGGAGCGGTAGAAATTGGCGATGCGTATGATCGGGGCTACGATCCACAAAAGGGATCGGAGCGTCGCCAAAGTGAGTTAGTTAAACGAGTAATGAGCCAAGTGAGGGATAGGCTAAATGGATAACATTGAAAACAATAACCAGGACCAGACCACTAATACTGAGGTTACTACTGAACGGACTCAAGAGCCGCTTAGTTTTGGGCGTGCTCTAAAACAGAATTTTAAGGCAGAAGATGAGCAAGCGGCAGCTGGCAAAATGGATGTTCCAGAGGGAGCTGAGGAGGCTTCGTCAAAAGAAACGTCCCTAGAAGCTACAGCAACCCCTGCAGCCGAGGTAGTGCAGCTTGTTCCACCTGCTGACATGAATAAGGCAGAAAAGGATGCGTTCCTGAACCCAAGCACTGCCAATGCCCATGTCTTGCAGCAGTATTTGAACCGTAGAGCTTACGAAACCCGCAGCGATTACCAGCGCCGGGTGCAGGAAGTAGAGGACCTTAAAAAGCAAACTAGTGGTGTGTTTGATGCCATCAAGCAATACGAGGATGATTACGCCAAGCAGGGTATTACCATTAGCGATGTTGCTAGGCGAAGTATCGCCTGGGATCGTGCAATGCAGAAGGACCCCTACGCAACGGCAGTTGAATGGCTCAATGCTTATGGTCTATCCGTCAACGATCTGATTCAGCAGCCAGAGCAGTATGGGTATAACCAGCAGCCTGTTGATTACCTTACCCGTGAAGATGCGGAGCGCATTGCAGATGAAAAGCTACAGGCAGCACACCAAGCGCAAGAACAAAAAGCCGTTGCCTATTACAATGAGCGAGTCGTAGAATCATTTATAAAGAGCAAACCACTGTTTAGGGACCCCGAAACAGCTTCGCAGTTAGAAGCAGAAATGGCCCCCATAGTAGCGGCGCTCTCACAGACCGGCAAATATAGCGGGCCAGAACAAGTTCTGGAAACCGCGTATAATTATGTAATTGCCGGAAACGCGACCTTTTCCAACCTCAGTAATGCGATGGTTGCAAAGTCGGTAGTTGATCAAAAGCAGGCCGTAGCTCAAAAAGCTAAAGCAGCCTCGCGCTCCATATCTGGCTCTGCAGGAAGCGGAACTCCCAGCGTACAAACAAAAGATATACGGGATAACCTGCGGCGCAGGATGACGGGCGATTAGCTCCAAACTGGCCGGGTTATCCATAAATTTTAAGGATAACAAATGGCTAATTTGGAAGAGGCAATTGTAGCAACCCTCTTTGATCAGTCGGATTCTATTGCGGATGAGGTGCTTCACCACAACCCGCTTCTCAAGAGTCTTGATGATCAGGGTCTAATTCGTAAGTTTTCTGGTGGATATGAGCTTCGTAAGCCCATCATGTACAATGATGCAGCTGTAGGCGGTTTCTACTCAGGATTCTCGTCATTTAACCTTGATGCAATTGATGATGCTACCGCATTTCGTTTTGCAATTAAGCAGTGCTATGAGCCAGTAGCAATTGCAGGGCGTGATCGCCGTGCAAACCGCGACCAGGCACAGCTGCTTGACCTTGCAGAAATGAAGATGAAGGCAGCAATCAGCAGGCTTAAGAATACCGTTTCTACCTCGCTTCGTGGCGATGGCACAGGCAGCGGTGGACTTGAGTTTGATGGTATCAAGAAGGCTGTTTCTACTTCGCCGTCGTCGGGTACTTATGGACAGATTGATCGCTCTACCAATACTTGGGCACGCAATCTTGCTGTAAATACGACCCTTACGGCAGCAAACGTACAGGAGACTATCACCGACACTTTGTCACAGGTTACCCGTGGCGATGAGATGCCGGATCTTGGTCTCATGGATCGTACTGCTTGGAAGTTCTTGCACAGCTCCCTTACGGCAATTCAGCGTATTCAGCTTCCTGCAAAGAAGGCTGTAGCTGGTTTCCGTTCTCTGTCCTATGACGGTTGCGACTTTGTGTTTGACGGTGGATTCGGCTCAACAGTGCTTGAGACAAATTCTTGCCGCCTTATGAACACCAAGTATTGGACGTTTGACATGGTTCGTGGAGCTGACTTCAAGCCCCTCGCTCCAGAGATGACTCGTCCGATTGACCAGGATGCTTTCTTTACGGTGATACTCGTAGAGGGCAATCTGTGTTGTTCTGCTCCCGCACTTCAGGCTGTTATTTACGCTTAATTGTTGGAGGATTGAATTATGGCACGTTCTGGATCATTTGGTGTTAATTACAAGAAGGTTTGGGATGGTACGACCATTCCGCTTCCTGCAAAGGTTGGCGATGTCGGTAGCGATATAAATGGTGAGTTTTTGTTTGTTCAGGCATCTGGTGCAATTGCACAGTATGCTTTCGTCGCAATTTCCGACGATGGACAGGCAGCGGAGCTTACCACTACCAACGCTACGTCTGCTAATCTTCAGGTTGGCGCAGCGCAGGTTGCTGCAGCTGACAACGAGTACCTTTGGGTATGGGTTGGCGGCTTGGGCGGCGGTGGAGTAGGTACGGGTATTAAGGGTAAGTGCGCTGCATCGTATGCAGCTGATGCAAACCTTAACACTACTGCTACAGCTGGCGTAGCTGATGATGCTTCAACAACCAAAATTGCAAACGTTGTAGGGCTCACAACCCTTACGGGCGCTAGTACTGTTGAGCTTAAATCTACTGGCTTTCTTACGGTAAACTAAGGCTATAGGGGCTGGCTTGTATAGCAGCCCCTCCTTTTATAAGGATTTTATATGGCAGGAACTATTACGCTGATGGGATTGGGCATGCCGGGTGAACTGGCAAGCGCAGTAGCTGATGGCGTTTTTACTGGAACAGTTACTCCAACCGGACAGGTTGTAGCTACTGCTGCCGGTGTTCGCACCAAGCAGGCTATTAATAACGTGACTGATGCGCTGCCTACACAGGCAGAGATGGTTACTGCATTTGGAGCTGCTGCAACAACGGGGTCGGGCTTTTTTGGTGTTATCAAGGATAACGATGCCGATACAAACTTCTTCATCTGTTTTAGCAATGGTACTAGCTACTATGCTCATAAGATGACTAAGGGCGCGTAACAATGGGGGGAGCAATCCCCCCAACTTTTTGAGGATACTATGCCAGATTTTACCCCTTCCAATCCAAGCGCCTTGTTTAGTGCTAGGCGACTTGCTGCAGTCACGCCAAGCGATTCCACTGACCTTACAGGAGCACGGGCTATCTGGGTTGGTGTTGCTGGCAATCTGGTACTTAAAGGTGTGGATGATTCATCTGCTGTAACTCTAGTAGTCCCTGCGGGTGTGTTGATTCCAGTGTTTGTTGCTCGCGTTATGGCAGCCACTACAGCAACCAGCCTTGTAGCATTGTACTAAATATGTTGATTGGGGTTGGTGGAACAGCTCTAACCAGCACCGTAAGAGGTGCTTCGGTTTTTACACCAAAGAGTGTAAGCGGTCTGTTTTTGTGGCTAAAAGCGGATGTCGGAGTTACTGCCGATGGTAGCAACAAAGTCAGTGCGTGGACTGATCAAAGCACTGCAGGTAACAATTTTTCGCAAAGCACAGCAGCAAATAAGCCCACTTTAACAGCCAGCGCACAAAACAGTTTGCCAACCGTAGTGTTTGATGGCACTGCGGATTACATGACTGCGGGATCCATTTCTGTTGGTCCGTGGAGTATGTTGGCAGTTGTTTCTAAGAATTGGACAACAGCGACTTACAGCGGCATTTGGTCTCATGCATTTCTTGGGACTTCTGGCCGAGGTTTTTCCACTACAGGCGGCGCTGCTAATGCGTGGTTTACTAAAGAGTTTTTGGGTGTCGGTAATGGGTTTAACAACGGGCAAAGTCCACAACTTGCGGGTCCTTATGGTGCGCTAACTGACAACACCTATCACTTAGTTTCTGCTGGTGTAGGCGCTAGCTGTTTTTTACGTTTGAACAAAGCTAGCGTTATTCGTTTAAGCACAAATTCTGTAGCAACAACGGCCACTGCCACACTAGCCATTGGTACGCAAAGTGCTACGTTTGTTAATAACTTTTGGCCTGGCGGCATAGCTGAATTGTGCCTGTATAATTCACGGTTGGCTGATGACGACGTTATTAAGGTAGAAGACTATCTGAAGGCAAAATGGGCAACGCCCTAAATTTGGTGTCGGTGTGATGATTTAGCAAACGGTCCCCCTCATGGCAGTTAGTTGGCGTTATGCCGACACCAAACTTGAGGTGGGACATTTATGAGGGAAACAAATGGCTACGATTGATTGGAACAGCATCATGGGTGTGGGCGCTCCTAAAAAGCGGTACTCAGGTGCAAACGTAAAATTTTTTAATGCTTATAACGAGAATAGAGAGAAAAGCGCGCAAGCTGGCCGTCCTATTTTTGATGAAATTCCCAGTATTTCTATTCAGTGGCCAGGTGGTGATGAGACGGTTAGGCGCATTGAGCCGCAGGACGTTGCGGAATATCCGGAGCTTTATGCAGGTTTTCAGGTAGGCAACACGCCTGTTGAGAGCGGGACTCCCCTATCTGAATGGCCGCTTATGAATGGTTCGGCTATGCGCGAGCTGCAGCATATCGGCTTTCGCACTGTTGAGCAGTTAGGAGAGGCATCCGATGAGGTAAAGCGTAAGCTAGGGCCTTTGTCCAAGTTTGTAAAAATGGCGCATGACTGGCTAGCTGCTGCCAATTCGTCTCAGTTTGAGGTGACTAAACTTAAGCAGTTGTTAGATCGTGAGCAAACTCGGACGGCACGGTTGGAGTGCCAACTGGAGCTTATGCTGCAGCGCATTGAGGGCCTGGAAGGAACGGATCTGCGGCCTCAGAGAGCGCCAGTGCGCCATTTTGAGCCTGTAGAATTTGAGGCTGACAAAGCTGAGGAATCACTAGACAATGAACTAGCTGAAGCCCCTAAGCGACGAGGACGCCCTAGAAAAGTATGACGCTTTCAACCGTTGTAACAAATGTCGCTAATGAAGCCGGGTACTCGGTTGAGTCAACCATAATGACTTCAACCGAAACGACTACGAAACAGTTGCGTACAATTGCACAACGGATCAACGATGAGTTGATGGATATGTATCCCTGGCCCAAGTTGTATGCCAGCGGATCATTCACACTTGTTGCGGGACAAGCTACCTATCAGTTGCCAGCGGCGTTTAGCTATTACCATTACGAAACGTTTTGGAATAGCTCAACCCGCTGGCGCGTTCTTGGTCCAATGAGCGAACAGGAATACGCTGAAATTCGTGGCTACGGGTTAAACACTACAGTTTATCAGCGGTTTCAAATCAGGGGCGTTACCAATAGTGAATTGCTTATTAGCCCAACGCCTTCAGCAGCTAATAATGGGCAGATAATTATCTTTGAGTACATTGCCGACCGTGGAGTTCGTCCTGCAACGTGGGTGACTGCAACGTCATACGCCGCAGCTGCATACACTTTCTATAACGGCAATTACTATACAACTACAGCAGGCGGCATAAGTGGAGCTACTCCTCCTACTCATACAAGCGGTAGCGCCTCAGATGGCGGCGTTACTTGGGACTACTATGATGGCTCCTACAAGGCGTTCATTGCGGATACTGACATATCCCTTTTTAACGAGAAAACACTTGAGATGGGCATGCTAGAGCGGTTTGCTGAAATACATGGGCTGGATAACATTCAGCCAAGGTATTTGGTGCAAGCCAATGAGGATTTTAGCAAGCAGAATCCAGGTAAAATAATTTACGCTGGCGGGCACACTAGGGCAGAACTATTTGCGCGTAGTGGGACCGCTGTATTTGGGACTTGGATCTAATGGCTTTACCTCCTCCTCAATCTGGAATGACGCCGCAGCAGTATTACATGACACTGATCGGGCAAGGTGTCCGTAGTCAAGATGCGTATGCTGCTGTGCAACAGAATTTTGGGCCACCTAAAACCCCTGAAGAGCAAGCTAAGGAGCGAGCAGGGCAACAGCAAAATGCAGCGATTGTAGGTACGATAGGAAGTGTAGCAGGTCTTGCTACAACGGTTTTAGTATACGATTGGGCAAAAAAAGCTTGGAAGGATTTGACTACTGGACAGGAAGTTGCCAAGAAAACGGTAGAAACAGCTTTTAACGAGCAAGGTATTCCATATTCTCAAAGCGGAAAACTTACCATTACCCGCCCATTGCCGCCGCAAACAACCGTAGTTGATGGCTCACAGGCTGGTACACTTGATTTGAGCGGGGATACTACGGTTATTGATACCTCGGCAGGACCGCAAGAAGTGCCCGTGGAAGCTGCAAACGATCCTGAATTTCTTAGTTCAGTTGATTGGGGTGCAGCTGGACAACTTGGCCTTGGTGCTTTGCAAATATATGGTGCATACAAAGCCTATAAATCTGGCGACAAGCCCGGAGCTGCACTTGTTGGCGCAACCGGGGCTATTAATACATATGGTGGAGCAGCACAGTTAGCAGCAGGACAAGGCGCAACATATGCTGGAGCAGAAACTTTATCACAGGTTTTACCGGGATTAAACATAGCCGCAGGAGCATACGGCGGTTACAAAACTGCCGAGATGATTGGTGATACTGCAGCGGGAGCGGGACGAACAAAAAACGCAGCGTTAGGTGGAGCCTTGGCAGGTGCCAGCTTGGGCGCTGGAATCGGATCCTTTGTTCCTATTGTTGGAACCGGGATTGGGGCTGCAATTGGCGGTGCCGTTGGTGGTCTTGCTGGAGCTGTTGGATCGTGGACTGGAAGTGGCAAGGGACAAGCGCAGGTAGAACGGGATCAAGTTCGCGCTGTCATGAAAGATGCAGGTATTCTTGACGATAAGTATTTAGGTACTCTTGCTGATGGCAGCAAGTTTGACTTTGGCGTGGATGGCAAACCCTTAAGCTGGAAAGAGTTTGATAAGCGCATTGAAGAGACTCCTTCTTACAATGATACCGTTGCTCTTACTGGTGCAATGGTAACTGGCATGGGCTTAAGCGGCAGAAGCGGATCGGACATAAACCTATTGTTTTCTCGCGCAGCTCAAAGCAATGCGGGTGATGATTACGGGATTGCTAAAAACAATGTGCTTCATTTTGCTAATCAGCTAGGCATTACTTCGGATGTAATCAAGGCAAGTACACAGAAACTGTTTGATGAAAACAATATAAGCCAGTCACAGTACGACACTTTTATGTCCCTGGCCAATCAGTTTCCTGCAGGACAATCATCTTCAGGACTAGAAAATGCTATCCCTGCTGCAAGTTCTGCTGCAGTTCCAATTCGTCCGGAAGAAGGTAACGCATTGCGCGTATCTCCTGGGCTATACCGGATTGATACAGGTGAAATGATTAAAGCCAAAAGTTTACGGGATGCTTTGGAGCAGGCTTATCTGCAACGTCCAGGCAAACCACTAGAGCCATCACAGGGTAAGTAATTTGTAACTGAAGGAATGAGAGTATGAAGCCAATGCCACGATCAGCAATGCAGGTATCTCCCCAGCGGGCAGCTATAAGAGCCGAGCAGGGTAGCCAAGGTCTAAAGAAGTTTGACCAGGCTAACTACCAAAACCGGCAAGCAACAATGCAGCAGGCACAGCAAGGCATGGGGCAGCCATTTCTTGATCCAGACCAACTTACAAGACAGGGTATAAGAACATTTGAAGGCAATGCAGCATTGAAGCAGTACGATCAGGACATGTATAGACAAAAGCAAGATCCTTCTCAAAATGCAAGTCTTCAGTATCAAGCACAAAAAGCAGCTCAACAAATGTCATACGGCCAGGGGATGCCAGCAAATGTTGTTGGAGGTCTTGGATCGGGCATTGCTGCAGGTCTTGGTGGGCAAGCCTACGCTGGAGGCAATCCAAACTTTGATGAAAGAAGCGGGCAGTTTAACAACCTAATAAGGTATAACGATCCAAGGTCTGCACAGGGACCAGATAGAATGGGTATGCCTCAAGCCTATCCTGACCGCATAGCCGACCCTATGCGACCACAGGGAGATCGTGGACCACTAACACGGCTGTCTCCGGGGGTGTATCGCAACACGCAAGGACAACTAACAGGTCCGGGTGGGCGTGTTATGCCTAACCAGCCTAACCGCAATCCTGTACAGGGCTATGCAACGGATATGTATAACAACATGGTGCAGCAGCCTGGATATCCGAACGGCAAAGGACCCGCAAGGGATGTGTATTCCCCGATGGGATCGGGTGGGTATGATCTAAATCAAGCGCAGAACCCAATTTATAGGTCTATTGGGTCTGGCTATAATTTGCCTCAAAACACCAATGTAATGCCGGGATATGGCAGGTATAGGGGTAGGTAGGTTTAATGCCATTTCAAGGTTACACAATGCCGCCACCATCGTTGGGATTGGACCTAGTTAGTCCAATTGACAATATGGATCCGGCTTGTGCCTTGGAACTTACCAACATCTTTCCCGGTGCTGGAGCGCCAACAGTGCGCTTGGGGTACGAGCAATTTGTTGACCTTGCAACCGCTAGTGGTGGCGTAGCTGGAGAAATCCAGTTTATGAAGGAGATGCCATTAGCTGATGGCACTTCACAGCTAATTGTTGGGCAAGCTACCCAACTATTTGCCATTGATGAAAGTGGCGTCATCACAAACATTAGCAAGGTTGGTGGGTACAGTTCCGGGTATTGGGATTACGAGCTGTTTGCTGACAGAATTTACCTAACAAATGGAATTGATACCCCGCAGGTTTATAGCGGTACAGGCATAGCTGCTGACATAACAGGAAGCGGAGTAGGGTTAGCATTAACGGATCTAATCAGCGTTTCGTCCTACCGGGAGCGATTATATTTCGTAGAACAGCAATCCATGAAAATGTGGTATGTGGATTCCCCGGTTGGAGAAACATTTACAGCGGGAGCGCCGGTACTTAAGTCGCGTGATTTTACTTACGCCATGCGTAATGGTGGATCACTTTGTTTTACTGGTAGCTATACTAATCTAGCCAATGTCACTACTGATGATCTCCAATATGCAATAAGCACAGAGGGGGAAATTCTTTTGTATCAAGGCAAATCGCCTGATGATACCGAGTATAAATTAGTTGCCCATTTCTTTATTGGTAAACCGCTTGGGCGTAGTGCGTTTGTTAACGTTAACAATGATGTTTGGATTCTTACCGAGCAGGGCGTAGTGCCATTGTCTGCTTTGTTTGAATTGGATCCAGAGCAAGCAGTTAACGTAGTATCCCAAAAAATTAACCCGCTTATCTCTGCATACGCTAAAATAACTCCTTTTAGTAACCTATGGACTGGATTTTACTGGCCTATCGGTAGGCGTGTGTATTTCACAGTACCAACGTCAGGGACAGGTTGCAGGTTTTTGGTGTACTCAATTGATTCCAAAGCGTGGACACTGTTTGCGCTTAACCAAGATACCGATTGTCAATCAAGCGATACGTTTAACACGCTTCCATTCTATGGCTCATCTACCGGCATTGTCTGGCAGGGCGAGACTGGATATGCCGATGCCAAAACATCCACCTACACGGGAGGCGCGATCAGCTATGCTTTACGTAGTGCTTTTAGTTTTTATGGTAGCAGAGGCAATTTTAAACATTTTGTTGATATACGCCCACTACTTCAGGCCAAACGAGGTACGCAAGTTGCATTGGGACTAGACACTGATTTTAAGCGGCAATCAGTTATCACGACTAGCACTACATCCGGAGGTACTTTTACTCCCTGGGGTAGTCCGTGGGGCAGTCCGTGGTCTGCTGACGTTGAGTACATTTACGATAGGTACTCTGCTAAGGGGCAAGGGCATTGTGCAGCTATTCGCTTCGGTGGGACTTTGGAAAATTCCCCGTTACAAATTATTGGCTTTGAAATACGGTACGATCTAGGCGGGCAGGTATAACTTATGGCACCAACAGCAGGTCAAACGGCAATGAAGAAGGACCCATCGGCAACATTAAAAGCCGATGCCTATACACGGGTTAGCCGGGGTCGCTGGAGAGATCCACAAGGTAACATTATCAAAAGCTACGGAAATCCGGCCACTCAAGGGGCTGGAGGCAATCGGGGTGGTGGAGGCAATCGGGGATCTGGCGGTGGTAATGCTGCAAGCCGACGACGGGATTTAGTTACTGAAGGGCAATGGAGAAATCAGCCCGACGAACGGCGCTTGGATGAAATGAGCATGGAAAGCATGTACGCCATGAACCGTGCAGGTGATCTAGCAGGTCAATTTAATCCGTATGATTTGTATGGCAAAGCCCCAGAGCAGGGATACGTGCAGGCACTAGAGCAGGCTCAAGCTAGCGTAATGGATCAATTCAACCGTCAGATGGACCCGCAGTTTGCACGGCAGAACCAAGATTTTCAGCAGCAGATGATGTCTCAAGGAATTGATCCAAACAGTGATGCATACAAACTGCAATATGAAGCTATGCAGCGGTCACAAAACGATGCACGGTTGTCAGCGCAGTCCCAGGCATATCAGCTAGGCATGGAGTCACAAAAACAAGGTTTTGGACAATACATGCAAGGCTTGCAGTATCCGCTGCAGGCGGCAGACATTATGAAATCTGGTTGGCAGGTTCCATTAACATTTCAACAGGACGCGCAACAGCGAGAAAAGGATCGGCAAGCACAGCTACAAGCGCAGCGCATGTCATCTGGTGCATCCGTACAAGCCGCACAAATACAAGCGCAGGCGCAGCGTGATGCTACAAATGCAGCTTTAATTCAGCAGTACGGAAACCCTCAACAGGGCACAAACTATGCCAATCAATTTGTCAGCAACTTTGTTGGTGGCATGGGCGGTGGAATAGGCCAAAGATTAACGAGATAAATATGGCTGATACCTTAACTCAAGCATTAACTGGATTGAATGTAGCTCCAAGTGAAACACCTTGGGGCATTGGCGCAATGAGCTTGGCGCAAAGCAGTCCGTTGCTGATGAACCCATATAGCAGTTGGCAGCAAAACCTAGCCATTGGTTTAGGAGCTAACTTGGTTGCTGGGTTGCTTGGGTATCAAGCTAGGCAGTCAGCAATGGAGCAAAACCTTGCTTTGCAGCCTTACATTACCCAGGCACTTAAAGCTCCAAACATGGAATCCTTGGATACTATCCTTGCTCAAGAAGACGCAGCGCCGCTTCGTGGGCTTGGGGCACAATTAAAAATGAACATCCTACAAAGGCAGGCAGCCGCTACGGAGCGCCAGCAGAACTTGCGGGATTCTTTGTTAGTCGCTGCCATTAAGGAAGGTTATATCCCTAAGAGCTTGCAAACCGAGTATGGCACTATGATGGGTGGGCTTGGTAGTGGGGGATTAACACCAAGGCAACAGCAGGAATTGGATCTGTATGAAAGGCAACAAAAGATTAAAGAAGAGATTGAAGCGCCTGGAAGAAACGCAACAATGAAGTGGCAAAAAGATCAAGCTGGGATTTCGTTTGCCAATCAATTCCAGCAAAACCCGGTAGTAAAGGAATACGATAAAATTACCCGATTTAATGAAACAATTGCGGAGCTAGCTAAAAACCCGACCAGACCGAGTATAGATCAGTTGATTACGTTGTCTAAAAAAACCGTAGACCCTGATAGTGCGGTTGTGTTGGGTGAATTTGCACAAACAGTTGATCAGCAAAGTGCTGTGCAAAAGTTAAAAGCCTTTATAAGCAATTTAAGTTCGGCTACTCCTCGTATTGATCCGCAAATCATTACAGAAATAGCGCAAGCCTCTCAAGTTGTGGCTGATATGATGGGGCAAACATACAATAGACAATTGGATGCGACCTTAAAGCAAGCTAGAGCAAGTGGATTAGAAGATTTTAATGTGGAAAAATTAGGGCGCACCTACTACGGGCAGCAGGGAACGGTAGGTACTTCTTTTGACGATCCAAAAGTTATTCGCATGCGTGAGATTAAAGCCGAGTTGCAATCTGGAATAACCGATCCACAACGGATTAGGGCATTACAGATTGAGGCGCAGGGTATTTATCAAGGCGGTCAAAGTGGCAGGTGAGTTAGACGCGCTGATGACAGACATCATGGGCTATGGCGGTAGCGTTAGTGCAGAGCCACTAAACTATACCCCTGCCAATCCAGCTTTGTTGCCTCCCGAACAAAAGCAGGCGTTACTCAGTCAGTTGATAACTGAAAATGCTACGCGACAAGCTGCAATTGATGCACAGAAAAGCCGCCTTGGTTATTTGGATACAGGATTGGCATTTGGCAGCAACCTTGCCGATGCATTGGCTTTAGGCTTTGGGCGTGAAGCCGCAGCAGGACTGGAAGCTAGTTTAAGCCCACGAACATATCCAGAAATTATGCGGGAATATGGGACAATGGGGCAGACACTAGCCCAACAATCCCCGTATGCATCTTTAGCGGGAAGTGTCGCTGGAGGCATTTTGCCGCTGGCATTGACTGGACCAGCTACTAAAGCTGTTGGTTTGGGAAGCGAATTGCTTTTAGGGCAAACAGCAGCGGAAGTATCCCCCACGGTTTTCCAATTGGCTCGCATTGGCGCAGCGCAAGGAGCTTTGCAGGGAGCTGGTGCTGCAGAACCCACGATGTCAACTCCAGCAGAGGAAGAGTTATCAAACCGTATAGTAGGTGGTTTGATGGGCGGCGCTATTGGCGGCATTGGTACGCCCATATTAGCCAAAACGTTAGGTGGTGCTACATCCTATGTAGGCGGCAAGCTAGCAGAGGCAGGACTTACTAAGGAGCGATTGGTTCAAGCATTAGCTAACGCTAGGTCATTGCCTCTTGCGTCAGAGCGCGGTGCAATGAACATTCCAAGCGGTACGGTTGCTGGCATTAGTCCTGCAGACATTGTAGTTGCAAAAAAACTGTCAGAGGGAACACTAGGCGATATTGACACTGCTATTGCTCGCGCATTGGGAGCAGAGGCAGAAGGTATTCCATTGTTCCTACCAGAAGCAGTGCAAAGCCCAGCAGTGTACCAATCGGCGAAACGCACTACCATTAGTCCGGGTGGGGTAACCTATGCTGGCAAGGCGATTGAGGGCCGCGCCGCTGAAGCTGGGAGCAGAATCAATGTACTGCTTGATAGGATTGCGCTACCTGTAAGTCCTACTCGCGGCACAAAGCAATTTATTGAAGCAGCTGAAAGCATTGTTGACGACATTACGAAAGGCAGAAGCACAGAAGCAAACGAGTTGTATACTAAAGCGCGTTCTGAAGCTAAAAATATTGTTTCGGATGAGCTTGATCGCCTTATAGTTAAAGACAAATCATTAAAGTCGGCGATTCGCACGGTTAAAAAGTTCGGCGACAATGACAAACTGCCAGACAATTCTTTGGAGATTTTGGATCAAGCTAGACGTATCCTAAGCGATAAAATTGCTGCAGCAGGACCAAACGAGGCAAGACTATTAACCAAAACAAAGAACAAACTAACAGAGCATTTAGAAAATGCATCTAAAACATATAAAGATGCTCGTCTGGCATATACAAAAGCTAGCCAACCTCTCAATGAGTTGGAGGCTTCAAAGTTTTCATTGATAAGGGATTTTGATCCAGATCGTCCCGAAAGTTTGGGACAGATTTTTACACAGCGTCCTGAAATTATTGCATCATTGCGCGAAAACTTCGTTGAAGCTGGCAAACTGCAGCAATGGAATGAGGGCGTTCGTTCTTATCTACAAAACATTGCGGAGAAAGCCCCAGAAAATGCAGTGGGCCGTATTTCTCGTTTGGTGGAATCCAAGCTAGGCAAGGAGCGTATCCGCGCTGCCCTTGGAACCGAAGGCGAAAGCGTCGCTAAAGGTTTGCAAACGGAACTAGAAATTCTTCAGGGGCAACGAAAGTATTTTGTTGGATCGCCTACAGAACCTCTGCGAGCAGAAGGCGAAGACATTAAGCGCATTGCCAGTGCTGCACAGAAGGCGCTAGGTGGTAAATTTGCAGAAGCGTTAGGCAAAATTTTTGCGCCTGAAGATGCACAACTATACCGTCAATTGGCTGAAACGTATTTTACGCCGGGAACAGCTAGCGGAACTTTGATGCGCGTTCGTCCTTTGGTTGAAAGCTATCAGTTGTTAAATGCCCTATCAACAGGAGCGCAGCGTGGAACAGCAGCTAGTTTGCCAGAGGCGTTAGGACGATTACAATCAGTGTCGGAGAAGCCTGCAAGTTCATCACTAGGGGTGCCGCCTGCTACTACGCTTGGAATAGGTGGCATTGGCGCCGCTAGCATGGCTGGAACAGAGATGGATAGTTTAATGGCTGACATCATGAACGTACAGCCAGATACTACTACCTTCAACTCAATTCCTAACATTACAAGTTCAATTAATGATATTGAATTTATAGAACCCGCTGCTTTTGTTGAACGACAAAATGCACGAACGGTGCGTCCATCTTTAATCAAAGCCATTATCTTGCAGGAGTCTGGCGGCAATCCAAAAGCTATAAGTGAGGCTGGAGCTATTGGGCTAATGCAGTTAATGCCCGCCACTGCAGAAGCATTGGGAGTTGATCCGACTGACCCGGAGCAAAACGTAGAGGGCGGAACAAGATACCTCGGTCAATTGCTCAAGCAGTTTGGTGATGAAAAGTTAGCCCTTGCTGCTTACAATTGGGGGCCGGGCAATGTCAGAAAGTCCCTGAACTATTTGGACAAGAAAGGTAAAACAAAAACTTGGGCAAACATATTGCGCTATGCCGACCGGCTACCAAGGCGGTTGCCAGAGGAAACAGCGCGGTACGTTGAGTCCGTACTAGCAAAAGAGAAACGATTTACTTAAAGGTGATTTATGCCGTGGAGTGGTGGAGTTTACACAAAGGCGAACAATGCAACGGGTGGTTGGGCAGGCGATGCAGGGCTAGGTATTGGCATTGAAGCTGGCCGTCACGATACGCAGGACAATGATTTTACCACGGGGATTACCAGCTGTTTGAACAAGGATGGTAGCAACGCTGCTACTGGAAACCTTAATATCGGCAATTTCAAACTCACTAATCTTGGTAGTGGATCGGCGTCTACTGATTCGGTTACTTATGGGCAAATTGTAGCGGGTGTATCCGTAAACAACACAAGCACGGACGTTGCATTTCGGCAATTTAGTGCTGATGTAAACGGGCCAACTTTGAGCTTGATGAAGAATCGGGCCGCTACTACTGCGGGCAATACTATTGTAAACAGCGGAGATAACCTTGGTAACCTTGTCTTTTGGGGTGCAAATGGTTCTGGATATACGGCAGCGGCATCTATAACAGTTTCGGTGGATGGCACTCCTGGTGCTTCCGCTGACATGCCAGGACGCCTTGTCTTTGGAACTACTTCCGATGGGTCTGGTACCATTACAGAGCGTGGTCGCATTAACAGCTCCGGCCAGTTGTTAATGGGCCGTACTACAGCTATTACAACCACTGAAGTTATTGCTGCAGGAAGTGCAAGCGGCCAACAATATGTGTCAGTAGATGGCGGAACAAGTGGAACCGCTGGTGGTGGCGCTCTTGTTGCGCGCAATGGAGGTACCACTACTGTAGCAATTGGTGGCTACAGTGCCATTATTGGTGGTGCGTATGATGCTACGCCGCTGCTTTTTTTCAATGCAGCTCCCAGAGTCCGGGGAATTGTTGCTGGCGCTGGTACTTGGCCAATGAAGTGGAACACCACTACATTTGCTTGGACCTATGACACTTCCAAGAGATCAGCTAAAGAAAATATACGCCCTTCCAAGTATGGACTTGAGGACGTACTGCAGCTGAATCCTTGCCAATTTAATTATCATGCAAGCGAACAATCACGCGAAGATGTGGGATTTATTGCTGATGAAGTATTTGGAGTAATTCCAGAACTAGCCCCTTGCGATGCAGATGGTGAGCCGGCTGGCGTAAGTTATGATCGTTTAACTGCTGTTTTGTGCAAAGCAATTCAGGAGCTAAACACAAAGGTTGAGGCGCTAGAAGCTCGCATTGCAGAGCTTGAGGCGTAATGCTGAAGCTGGTGCGCGTAGCAGAGCATGACAATGCAACGCTAGGCGTTATGTGTCTGGATGGGCGTCCTATGTTTGTTACCCTGGAGGATGCATGGCGGCATAATGAGCGGGGCCGCTCTTGCATCCCGACCGGGATCTACGAGGTAGTAGCGCACAAATCGCCTAAATTTGGGCGATGCTACCATGTCCAGGATGTCCCTGGCCGAAGTGAGATCCTTATTCATGCAGGTAACACGCATGAGGATACGATGGGCTGTATCTTGCTAGGCATGATGTACGGAACGCTAGGCACTAACGCTGCAGTATTGTCTAGCCGTGCGGCAATGGCGTCCTTTTTGACAGCTTTGAAGGACGTAGAACGCACTACGCTAGAGGTTGTATGACGGGCGACATTACCGAAGTGAGGTATTGGATTGACCTGGCTATCAAGGGACTCATTGGGATTGTTGTTTCCATCGTTGGTATGGATTACAGGCAGGTCAAAAACAGCCTAGAAGAACTGCAGCAAAGTAAGTACCAGATCACCATGCAGGTACAGGTGATGCAAAGCGAACTTGGTAGTATCAAGCAGCGGCTTGAGCGCATTGAGCAAAAACTGGATCAGGTTTTGGACCGATGAGAGTTTTGATTGTGCTGCTAGCGATGATAGCAACGGCACAAGCGCAGGGCGTTAGTTACATTGGAATGTGCAATCCAACTTGGGATTGCGACAAGACGCTGCAGGCTTGGGGCGGCAAGCCAATAGTGTTTGGCTGGCTTGAGCAAAGTTTTGGCAATCGCTGCAGGTGCGTAGAGCAAGCATTGCAAGCACCACAGGCTAAGACTTTGCGCGTTCATTTAATCAACAGCCCGTGCTTGCGAAACAAGCGGTGTAATTTGCATGATGCTTTATACGGGTACACCATTGCTAGCGCCAACAAAGCTGCACGCAATCCACGAAGCCGACTAAGAAGAATGTTTCAACGTACAGTCATGAGGGTGCGCCATCGTTTATTGCGAGCTAACGGGCAAGTTGCTTGTTATGTCTCGCCATGTTTGGAATGTGATCTCAATGACGCTGCTAGAAAAGTGTTGCTTGCTATCGTATCTCGCCATTTGCCTGATTGCGTTCCTGTGGACAATCCTTTGCGTGCGTCCTGTCTGTCCGGCTACCCCTGTGAAAAACATGGACCAGATACAGATTTACGCAAGCCGTGCATCTATGACTTAGACGGCACTACGGTTACCAGTCAAACTGAACTGCGAGCGATAGGTAGGCAAGTTCGCCAATGCCATCTAAAGTTTTATTGGGAAGCATGGATGAATTGCAATGATGACAGCGGGCGCTTTGTTCTGCCATCATTACGGCAATGCAATAGCAGTTTAACGCAAATGAAAGAAGCAGGGAGCAAGAAATGGAATTAGTAATCTTTTCGGTAGTGCGGCATCTTCTCACGCTTGTAGCGGGTGGATTGCTTACAATTGGTATTGGGGAGGCTGAAACCAATCAGCTTGCACAGGCCGTAACTCCGGTTGTGTCGGGTGCTGTGTTGTACGGCGTATCGCAAGTTTGGTCCCTCAAGGACAAGAAGCGCCGTTAATCCACAACAAGGCGGTACCGTTTGTGTCGCAAGGCAATTTCGGTATCCGCTGTATCCATCTTGTCTATCGCTATGTTTTCGCGGACGTGTTGGGTGATGCGCTCAAACTTTTTAGCGGCCTCTGTTTCCAAGAAATGGCGCTTAAACTGCTTCATTGCGACAACCCGGATGGATTGCGCGGCACCTTCTCCATCGTCGTAAAGTTGTTCGGCAAGGTACTCAAGGTTGAATGGCAGTTGTTCGCGTGTGAATAGAAACCATCGCAGCCTGTTAAGTTCAGCAATAGCCTTTAGGTGAAACGATTGGCGGTAGTTGTCATTCATTCTTTCGTAAATGACTAGGCTACCATTGCCAGTGTTCAACAAGCGGTCAAAGAAAAAGCAGTAATCTTTTAGGGCACGTTCTATTACCGCAAACCATAAGTTGCGTTCCGGTGTTTCAGGCACCATGTCAATGTCTTCAGCTATCAACAGCGTCGCCGGTTTGTCTTTCACTTACAAGCCTGATCCAGTCTTCAAGAAACATAGTTACCAGCCAAGGTTTGTGATTCCTGCGGTGCATAACAGTAGGGGTTTTATCTTGGCAATCACGCAGGCTTTGGTCCATAGCTTGGTCTACGTTGAGGCGCTCTACTCGTTTGCACTCAATGTGGTACTCGCTAAGTTCCTGGCAGACAACATCACTATCCCCTGCAGCGCCGCAGAACTGTTGAGTACGGCGGGCGGTAAACCCATGCTCACGAAGTTTACCTGCTAGTTCGCGCTCTCCCGCGCTACCCTTTTGCTTGCCATTAACCATTAGTAAAATACCTCATCGGTATCAGCTACCGACCAGCGGTGGCTCGTTTCTGCGGTCCAGATTGTATCAATAGTTTTGTATCCTTTAGTTCCGGGCTTACCGTCATTGCCGATAAAAAAGGCGTCTTGGAAGGCGATTCTATTCGTAGGCAAAGCGCACAACTGTCCACTATCAAGGAGGAGGACGTGGGCGCATTTGTTTTGGTCGGGCTGCAGGACGTAGCCAGATTGCTGATCGCTATCAGGGAGCCAATCAACAGTGCAAAAGTAGGTGGCTGGTACTTCAGTTTTCGTTTTAAGGATTGCCCGGCATTCATAATCACGCAGGAAATCAAAAACAGTTACGATGGGTTTGTAGCTGTAACAGTCCCACAATTGGAGTTGATCTAGATCATACATTTCGGAGGCGGTTGGTTGCCACAGTAACCAATGGATAGGGACGTGGCGAAAGTGTGCGCCACTTTGCAGCAGGACATGAAATTGTAACGCCCTCCCCTTGTAGCTTTGTACTGCAAAAACATAACCAGCCTCGTGTCCTGTCGCATCCTCATTTTGCGTCAGGTGGCGGTTATGGATCCAAACTTTTAGGGGTGGGCAATCAGCGTTCATGCGTCCTCGCCATCGGGCTCATATTGCACAAGTTCAAGCAGGTCTTTGTTGCTTTGCGACATTTCGCCGACCTTAAATCCTGTAACAAAAGCCCGCACAACATCATTGCGGGTAATGGGGCCAATGTTTAGCGATAACAGCTGGCAATACTCTTCTGCAAAGGTTTCGGCTTTGTCGCGGGGTTTACTTTTCAACGTAAATACCATTGCCGCTTAAGTTGTTAATTTGCACCCGCTCGCAATGCAGAACGTTGTTTAGGATAACGCCTGCTAATTCAAAGGGCGGTAGTTCGTAGTGGTCGGCAATTAGTTTTCTAAGGTCGGGACTGGACCAGTTGATAGCAGTGGTTTCGTCGGGCTGATAGATCCAGAGGGTTATTTCCCATTTTCCGTCAACGACCCGATGCACAGAGAAAAATTGCTGCATGTCTCACCGTAGGGCAAGAACATGCAGCTGTCTACAGCACTTTTTAGAACGGAACTTTATCATCCGTTGCTGGTGCAAGTTTCTTGATTGCAGTCACAAGCCATTTCACTTGGTCGCGCAGTTGTCGCAGCTCATGGGCAATCAAAAGCGACTGTCCAGCCATGTTTTCTACTACAGCTTGGTACTGCTCTGAATAGGTTGTCAGCGCCTCACCTTCACGCAGAAGTGCCTCCTGCTCCCATTCTGCTTTGGACTTTTTAGGATAGTTCATTGGATCCTTTTGATAGGTTGTTTGTCTAGCAGGGCCGTAATGTGCGCGTTCGTAGCCTCAAACTGATCTACGGTTTTGCGCGCTTCCAGCCTTTGCCGAAACTGAGCCCTGATTACTCCGATGTTTTCCGAATGACTGCAAGCCAATTCGCGCAAGCCTGTTGTCCCCCCAATTGCCCGCAATGCTTCAGGAGGAAGTTTTGCCCCCTCCTCCTCGGCATAATAACTGCTCCGTTGCGCTGCAGCCAACACCCTATCCCACAGGGTACCCCAGTCAGACTTAACGCCCTCACGGGCCTCCAGGACGGTCTGGTTTAGTTCCCCGACCGATGGCGGGAACTGACCTCCCTTGGATAGCAAAACTGCTACCGCTCGTTGAATCTCGTCAAACGTTGCATGGCCTAAGACCAGCATCCACAGCTTTACCCTTGGCTCGTCAATTAACACTTTATTGCCGTACTCAGCCCTCAATACAGCCAATATCTGTCGTATATGTACTTCATTTACCATTTTCTTTGTCTCCTTTGAAGATTTACTCTTGACAAGGGTTTTAATCTCCCCCCTAATACCCCTACCCCCAAAACACCCCCCTTAACGCTCGCTTCGCTCGCTCTCTTGTTTCCCGCAATGCATCGCAGCTGAACTGCTCTTGCATTGCATTTCTAATGTTATAAAAATTCTCCCCTTTTATTTTTACCAAGCTATTCGCTTGGTCAATGTTATTTAAGTTTTGAGTAAACATTTTTGAGTTACCTGATCTGCTTGAACCCGGAATCAGGTTGTCTCGCACCTTCAATGGTGCGGTAAAAAGTTAAGTTGGTAACTAACCTGGGACAGCCTACGTGCAAGTTGTGGCTTGGTAAAAATTTATGTTACAATTGGTTTGTGTCTCCCCCGACTAGTCATCGGGATGGCCCCGCCCACAGCGTTAAAACTGTGAGCGGGGTTTTTTTATGACAATTTGGCGAGTAGGTAGTCGCGCATAGCCTGATCGCACCAAGCCTGGATGTCTTTAGCGTCAGACAGGGGCACAATGAAAACCAACGCCCCTTTAGGTAGGTTTGCAGCAACAGTTGGAACGGTTGGTTTTGCAACCTTAACTGGTGCTTTTGGTTTGACTTTGCCCAGTAAACGCTGCCTTCGCTTGTAGTTTTTGGCACTCATTTTTGCACAACATTTTTTGCAGTAGGGCTGACACCCATCTTTGCTTTTTGTCTTTTTGCTGAACAAAGATATAGGGTTGGTTTGATTACATTTTCCACACAGTTTTGTTTCCATTTATGTCTCCTTTAGTCATTACTCATTAACAAACAATTCTTCCATACAGCTCTGCAGCCACAAAATGCCGTCCAACTGACCTTTCTCAAACTCACTTGACCGCATTTCTTTGTTGCCTGCAGTGACAATCCCTACTAGCCGCCGCACCTCACTGTCTAAATGCCGTTTAAGGGCCTTAGCACCCGCAAGGTAAGCCCGTTCCATGCGCCGACGGTCGGTGGCATGGGTTAAAGGCACTTCAGGCGTTAGCGTGGATTCTGCGGCTTCTAACTCAATCTTCGTTTTCAAAGTTCACCCAATTTTTTAATGCTTCATCCAAAGCCATTTTCAAGTTTTTGTTTTCAGTCTCAGCGACAGCCTTAAACTGTTTTAAAACCTCAATCTGAACGTGGCATGACCATCGCCGCCAACCTGGAAGCGGTATGTCATGTCCTTTTCTGCGGCTTCTTTTTTTCTTGTTTTCCACAGCTAATCCACAATGCAACTCGTGAGTTTCTCAAGCCTTATGGGACATTCCCACAGGTTATCCCCAACCTGTCTGCAGCTTGAGGCTGTTAGGTAGGCTTCAGCGATCTGCAGTTTTTCGTCCGCTAACCCGGAAACGTCGTACTTGGTTTTCTTGGCCTTGCTGCCAGCCTTTAGTGGAGCACCCTCCCAAGGCAATTCATCGCTCTGGCTCTTAACCTCACCTGTTTGCCGATCCACCTGAACCGTCTCAGTCGCAGATACAGGCAAAGACCCAACAGGCTTAACGTTATGACTAGAAAACTCATTTGGCATTTCCTCCGCTGTATAAAGACCACCTAGTTCTTGAATAAACGCTTCCCTAATTGCTAATGACTTAGCGCACTTGCTAAGCATAACCGTCGGCATTTGCTTCCAGATCGGACTTGGCTTGGCATATTCATTCCAATAGGCCGTGGCCACCGATGGATATTTTCTATCCTTGCGGTGAACCTTCACAGTACAAGCCATAAGCGTTTTACCGTCCCATTCGTAACTCACTTCCATCCCGTCAAATTGGGGATGAGAATTAGCAATCCGCAAGAACCCGTTGATGCCTGTCATGAGCTGCAATCTGCCGCCAGCCTTGATAGCCCAAACTTCCTTCGTCGCAGGGTTAAGACCAGTGGACTTGCAAATTTCAGCAAACAGTAAAAACTCTGCATCCGTCAGCCCAGGTGCTACCGTGTTTCGCAACGCATGCAGCATGTCTAAATTGCTTGTTGTCGTAAGTTCTTTCGTCATTTTGTCTCCTTTTGTTTTGGGCTTTTGCCCCATTGAGTTGCCAGTATACTTTGGCTGTGTACTGGCACAAGGGGTATTCTCACTTTTCCGAATTTTAAAACGAAAAAACCTAAAAAATTTTTGATGGGACTATGGAAAAAACAGGTTGGTTTCCGTGAATTTGCAAACTGCCTTTGACCTGCTACGCAATAATTGCATAGCACTATGCAAAGTTTGCATAGGTGAACACAAACGGCGTTTTGCCATGCATAAAGCATGCCAAGTCTAGCCCGGTAGGTGATTCACCTAGTGATACACGTTCGTTGTAGCAGGTTTAACCTACGCCATATTGATCTCCTTTATCCTGCTAGCCTTGCCGCTTACGGTAGGAAGTTGAGGCTTGGCCCTTGCATGGGTTGACCTAACGCATCGTTCGGCAGGATTGATGTCACCGTGCGCTTATAGGTGTGGTTGGGATCTCCTAAGCTCTTCCTTAGCCAGTCCGTAGACTCCCTTTCGGTTGTCACCACGCTATAACCCGTACCCCAGGGACCGGCATAACGCCCTTGCGGTATCGGTATCGCAGGTCCAAATGGGGGTGCGACAGGCACAATTGGAGCAGCGTACGGGTCAACGTACGGATCAACGTAAGGATTGACAGCGCCAAGCCTACCAAGACTGCCAACACCGTTAGCGGCAAGGTATGCCGCTGCGCTTTGCGCTTGAGCATGCGCACTGCTAGCGCAAGCAAGTAATATAGTCAGTGTAATGAATCGCATGTAAGTATCTCCGATGTGAATCGGCACCATGCCGACCATGCACGCCCCCTCAAGAGCGTGGCTGGTCTACACGGGCAAGATACGGATGCGATTGTTTCGTACCTTAAAAATACTGTGTGCGCCGTCGCGGTGTTCTACAATTAATGTGCACGCGCCCCTACCTCTTGCCCATTCTTTTAACGTTTTTATACTGGCAAAATTGCAGGAATCAAACACGAGTCCTTGCGAGTTGCGTAACAACGCATGATACTTGGCAGTTATTAACATATATGTCTCCTAGTCAGATCGGCACCATGCCGACCATGCACACCCCCTCAAGGGTGTGGCTGGTCTACACGGTTACAATGCGAACAAAAGAATGGCGAGTGGGTATGCGAGGACGATCAGCAACGTTGCGCCGATAGCTTCTTGTAGTGTTTCGTTTGTCATTGTGTCCCTTTAGTTTTACAAATTAATAAATGCTGTCGCGCAAATGATCACAAACGCTATCCGGCGGGTACGAATTCCGACCTGAAAACATTGACAGCCCATTTTCCCGACACAATTCCATCCTTTCGCGCAACGACAATTCTTGCCAGAACGTTTCTATCGCTGTCATTTGCCGTTCTGTATAATCATCCTCATTAAATATGGGGTAATCATTGAGTGCTTGCACTATTGATACACACCGATCTAATAGTTGCGTGGGAGCATTCTCAGCAACCATTAAGTATTCAATCCACCCGCATGCCCAATGACGGTGACGGACAATGCTAACGTGTTCGCTCTCTCCGCCAAGGTGTTTCAAAATGCACTCCCAATTGCTTTCGCACAGAATAAAACTGTCCCTGTTTTTAGTGATAATGACGTAGCCGTTCGGAATTGTTCCTGCAAAATTGCTAGCACTATCAAATGAGGTTGGATGTTCCCAGCGCTGTAGTATTGTCTGTGTCATCGTTGTGTCTCCTTGCTAATCGTTAGTTGTTAGTGTGCTGACTGTTTCGTGTAATTTAATGAGGCGCTTTTCAAGTGTTGCGAAGCAATTGTGAAGCATATCCTCGTAATTATCGCCGGAAGTAACAAAATCCTTTTCGCTATCATACGAACATCCATCCAGATACTCGGATTCGCTGATCCCCTCAAACGTGACTTTTACGCGGATACAGCACCATGCCCATTCGTTCCATTCTGCCTTTTCCACGATCTCGGCAATGTCACGCGCATCATCAAAACAATCTTTGGGGTGAATGTGCTCAGGCTCACACGAAACTTTTACGGTTGCGTGCTCGCGCAGAAAGTCATTTAGTTTAGTTGTCATGATTGTGTCTCCTAGTCTTAGTTAATTAGTTGGTTACAGTACGTTTGTTGCTAGGTAGCCGTGATTAGCAAACCATTTCTCAATGAGCCCAGCATCTAGATCGCGAGCTTGATCGTAGTTAAAACGCTCGCTCATGATAGCGCAAAGGTTGGAGTTAAATTTGTCGTAACCTCCACCCCCACGCGACGCGCGCATTTCTGTATCGCTTGCTAGCGAACCCGAGTAAATCCAGGCTTGCGTAGTACACGTACCGGCATCTGAAAAGTTGCTGATAATTTTCCCAGCAATTTCTTTAGTTGCTGCATCTTGCAGTACCCAGACAGATACAGACTGGCAATGCTTTAGTTGAGTTACTGGTTTCATGATTGTGTCTCCCTAGTCTTAGTCGGTTAATCGTTAAACCCACATTCCGTCGTATTTCAGTATTGCTACCGCATCCCCCAAAGCATCTTCTTCACGTAATCGGTAAATCATTGTGTCCGTAGTAAATAATAGAACGCCGTTATCTCTGTATTCAATTTTACCAACGTAAGTGCATGGTTCGTCGGACCAGTAACAAGCCACGGCTTTAATTGTCGCCTTGCACTGCTTAGCATCTTTTTTCGTATAAGTAGTTTTCATAGGTGTGTCTCCTGTTGTTAGTTACTCGGCTAGTCAGTGCCGAATGATCCTAGTATGGCAGAAGGGAGAGTGGCTGTATACTGGCAAATGGATTTATTTTCTGGTGTATGAGATGGCAGTGGCTTATAGCGTAAGATCGTGCACACTGTAGGAATGACACAAGGTAAGGCGAGAAAGCCCCTCACAGCTCGCAGGTTGCGACAGGATAGGCGATATGCTGGTGTGCTATATAAGCTGGTGCGTGCAAGGCTTGGGCTCACACAGGAGCGCATGGGCGATTTGCTGGGGTGTAGTAGGTTCGGCATACTGCATCGTGAGCGCACTAAGCAGTTATATAGTTTGCAAGAGCTGGTAGCATTGCAGGAGCTTACAGGAATCCCCGATGCTGACTGGTGGGACATTATCAAAGAGGTAGCTAAGTAGCTGATATACTTACATGCCACACCCCAACCCCATGATATCGCTAGCTTTATCTTACTTTACGAGAACAAGATAACTAGTGAAGTATAACATATTGATTATATTTATTTTCTTGGCCGTCCCCTGCCGCTCCCCAGCAGGATGTATATGTTAGGTGCTAAGGGGTTGAATGTATT